TTCCAATTTTCAAAGACTTTTCTTGTGATGAGCTTCCTCAAACTTCTGAAGATTGCTTATTACTTTCCGATTATGTTTAGTCGGTACACAGATGCAGGTGAAAGTGTCAAAGTTAAAGTTAAGCTTCAGGCACGCTTTAACCAGTCATGGGTTGCTGCTCAAAGGGTTATAGATGACATTGCCCTTCCGTCATTTATTAGGCGGACGAATTTTGACATAACCCCTGAATCAGTTCAAAATACTTTAAATAAATTGAGAGATTTGGGGTGGCCAGTGAATGTTTCTGTGACTGGCATGCCAGAAGATTTGGAGTACTATGAATACCCTGAATGGTTTTTGACATCTTTTGATTTCCACCAAGGTATCCATAATATGCGTACAATAATTGATGAAGATTTGCAAATGTTTGAAGCAGATACTAATCTGGCTTATAAGCGAACAGAAACATATGCGTCTTTTGCCAACGAATTGGCTGCGACGTCACGCTATTTTCTTTTTCGCGACTATAGTTTTACAGACTTAGCTGTTGATGATATTTGGGTTTTGGTGGGCGAGATTTTCCAAAACAGTCGCCTCACGCCCTTTTCCCATATAATAAAGAAATGGGAAAAGAAGTATGGCCTGGGAGCATTTGCTAAAATTCCCAGTAAGCATGGTGATAGGAAACTGAGTCGGAAAAAGTTTATGAAGACCCTACCTAAAGAGGCTTTTGAAAAGTTGTGGGCCGAGACTTTTAAATGGGCCCCAACTCTTGATCCTATCAATCCTGTCAGCATTAAAAATGAGGCTTTGCCTTCTAAGAAGTGGCTGGCCGATAAGGTCCGGACTGTGATTGGTGCGCCTTTGACATCATATATTTCAAGCACGATTTGGAATTATATGCCAAACCATAATTTTAAATGGGAAAGTACGCCTATCAAAGTTGGCATGCCTCTTAATGGTGGCTCCATGGCCAAAATTTATGCAGAACATGCTCGCAGGGACATCCACTTTGCAGCTGACTGCACAGCTTTTGACTCAACTTTGAGCGGCAAAACTCTTGATATTATCAAAGATGTGCGGAAGAGGGGTTTTGAAAACCACCGCGATTACAAGAACATTTGTCATCTAATAGACAATGCTTATTGGGAAGTTCAAAATGGTATTTTGGCTTTGACATCAAGGGGCAGAATGTATAAAAAGGGCACTGGGCTTTCGACAGGTCATTCTTCTACATCAATGGACAACTCCATTGGTTTAGTTTCATTGTACTTGCGTGCCTGGAAAGAATTGACTGGGTTGACGGCCCATGAATTTCGCCACTTTTGCACTTTGTCCGCTTATGGGGATGATAATATGTGTTCGTATGATAAGGACGCCCATCCAAATTGGACGCCTCTTAACATTCAAAAGGTTTTCAAGCAATGGGGAGTGGAAATGAGAATTGAAGCCTCTGGTCCCTTGGAAAATATTGAATTTTTGTCCAAATTTTCAAGGCGGCCAAACCAGCAAGATAAAGAAGCCATGGCTTCAATGAATTTGCCGTGTCCTGACTTTATTATTTACCATAATAAGGATAAGCTCATTGGTAAAATTAAAGCTGACATGGTGCCGCCTAGGGGCGGGTTTTCATCTCCCAAGCACCAATTGCTTAGGGTGATCTCATTTATGCAACTGACGGCCCACCATCATGATGTCTATAATGGGCTAGTCAATGCCGCCAAGAAAAAGGTTGACGTGATTAGGGTTAGGGAAAAGAATTTTAATGTCAAGATTCCCACTTATGCTGAGATCATGACTAATTGGTATTTTAAACGTGATAACATTAAAGATTTCACTGACCATGAAGTTGTTCCAGATGACGTGGTCCTTAATTATGGTCAGGTTACTATTGTGGATGCTTTTTCAAACTTCCTCTCACGCTTTGCAGATTTTGTCAACCCTGATGTTTACAACTCAGGACTTACAAATTTCATTCAGAGGCCCTTAAGGCCATTAATGTCATGGGCTGTCTTGCACACCCGTGAGGCTAATGCGGTTTATACTTCTAGGCATTTAGCATCCATCATGCAAAAATCTGCTTATGATTGGATGACTAATGAAGTAGAGTTACCGATGGGTGTTGACAACTCACGTGCCACTGGCCGCCTGTTTAAACATTGGCTGTATATGATGTTTTGTTGGCAGAAAGGTGCCTTCTTTTCAAGGTACAT